GCTGCCCTGGTCCTTGTGGAAGACGTGATGACGGACATCAGGGCTGGTGGTGGCGTCCTTGCCTGCCATGTTGACCCACCGGCCGCCAGCGCCGCGCAGCTCAGACGGGTCGAATGCCAGCTCGATGGCTTCCTGCCACCTGTCACACAGCTCTATGGCGATGTGATAGACGGCCGCGAGCTGGGCCTTGGTCTTGGGGCCGCCAGCCGGAGCGGTTACGGCTGGCGGGGTCTTCTGGGCCGCAGCAGGCGGCGCTGAGCGCTGCGCGGGCACGGCCGGCTTGGGCCTGGCAGGCGGGGCCTTGGCAGCCGGGGCCTGGCCGGGTGCCGGTGGTGCGGCCGGAGCCGGGCCGGCACCGGGCACCACGAACGCCTTGGGCGGTGCGTACTCGCCGCTCTGGTCGGCACGGGCCAGCGCCCCGGACTCCTTCTCGATCCGCGCCCGGTCTTCCAGCTCCTGGAGATCCTTGACCATCAGCAGGTGCCGGTTGATCTGGTCCATGCCCATCTTGGCGGCGGTGTGGTGCAGATCGTCCTGGACCCCGTGGCGGATCAGTGACAGCGGCGTCAAGGTGTGCATCGCGGCGGTGATGTGGCGGGCCGCGCCCTGGCTGTTGTTCTGGTCGAGAGCCCTGGCCGCGTCCCGCAGGTGCATGTGGGTGGTCAGGTGCGGGTGTTCCTTCTCGATCTGGTTGGCCTGGGTCCGTAGCCGGCTAGCGATGTCAGCGCGGCGGCTTCCGGTGGCGATCATGCTGCTGGCCTCCAGGCTGGGATGATCTTGGCCCCGTCGATGGGCCGGCCGGGGTAGCACCGGCAGTGCGGGTGGACCATGCCCGGGTAGCCCAGCCAGGGCATGACGTCGGCCCGGTAGTTCGAGCCGTCCGCCGCCCGGCACTCCGGGCTGGTATGGCTGTCCATCACAGCATTCCAGCTCAGCAGCAGCCCGTACTGCATCGCCGCGCTGTCCGTGCGGGCCGCCGCGTCCATCCGGTTCCAGCCGGCCTGGAGGTGCTGGCCGTAGTACCGCCGCTCGCGGACCAGCGCCGTGGCGATGGCCTCGCGGATGCTGGTGCGGTTAGAGATGGCGCTGGTGATATCGGCGTTGACCCGGCGCGCGGCGGCCACCAGGAACTGGGCACGGCGCACGACGTTCAGGTTCGAGACCGTCATCGTGGCGTTGCCCATCGCGCCCTGGCGGTCAGGCGGCATCCCCATCACCACGGCCAGGCTGATCCGCAGCGCGGCAGCCCGGATAGAGAAGCCCTTGAACAGCAGGGCCAGCCCCGCCACGGCATCAGCTACCGTGACCGCCTGGGCCAGCACCAGGGCCGCTGCTGCGGCCATCTCAGCGTCCTGCTGGGCCTGGCTCTGCTGGGCCTGCTGCGGCGGTGCAGGGGCGCTCACGGCAGCTCCCTATGATGGCGGTGCGCCCAGCGCCCGCGCAGCACCACCCACAGCGCCCGGCTCGGGCTGTAGAGCGTGGCCTGCACCTGCCTGGTCATGCCATCTGCCCGGGTGGCGGCACCATTGCCGGCTTGGCTGGCGGCCTTGGCGGGCCGCCGCCGTTGGGCGTCACGGGCGGCAGCGAGGTGGTCTTGCTGGGCGCGTTCGGCAGCGGGTTCTGGCCGGCCTGGGCACGCTGCATCATGCCGGCCGCCGCGTTGGCCATCCCGTTGAGCTGGCCGATGCCAGCCGTGGCGTTGGGTGGCATCCCGGGCGGCGCGCTGGCCTGTAGCTGCTCGGCGCGCTGCTGGGCTGTTGACACCAGTGCCTCATGCACCTGGTCCACGTCGAGCTGCAAGATGGTGGCCATCCGCTCGGTGATCAGGTCGAACACCGGCAGCGGGACGTGCAGCACGGGCGCGGCGCTCATCTGGCCGAAGAGTGTCAGCAGGGCCTGGATCTGCTCATCCTGGAGCGGGCCGAACTTCCAGCGCGGGAACGCCGCCCTCGGGCCGAAGTTGACCGCGACCAGCGGGGTGAGGATGTCCTGGGTGATCGAGCTGGCGATCTCCTTGGCCACGCCCTGGCGGCTCTTGAGGTAGAAGCTGCTCTGGTCCTGGCTCAGCGCGTAGCTGCCCTTGCCCCCGGTCGCTGAGCCGGTCAGGGCCATGAAGCCGGCCAGCACCGAGTGGGTCTGCCAGCCCTCCAGGAAGCCGAGCGCGTCCAGGAAGAACTTGCCTGCGTCCCCGCTGTTCTCGATGACGTCGAATGCCTTCTGGCCGGCCTCGGGGTGGGTGATGCCGACCACGCCGCTGCTCTTCAGCGCCGCGATGTCATCGGCGCGGGTGTTGGCCTCGGGCTGGTCATTGCCGTAGACGATGACCCTCGGCAGCGCCTGGTTCTCCAGGAAGTGGTACCAGAGGTAAAGGATCTTCATCTTGGTCTGGTAACACCAGTAACTGATGTCCATTTCTGAGACACCAGTCAGGGGCTCGCGGTGCTTGCCGTGGGTGTAGACGTAGGACCGGATCTTGGGGATGTCCACGTAGCCGGGCACCTTCTGCTTGCTCAGCGTCTTCAGGTTCCCGCCGAACAGCCAGACCTGCTGGCGGAAGCCGTTGGGCACGCCGCCCGTGTCGGTGTAGCGGGCCTGGCAGGTCGCGGGCGGGCGGAACGCCAGCTTGTCGTAGATCACCGCGCCGTCATCCTCACGGACCTTCCAGACCTTCTCGAAGAAGCTGCGGCGGTAGATCTGGGCGCTGGTGATCTGGCCGACCAGCTCACTGACCGGGGTCTGCATCCCGCCGAAGGCATCAGGCGTCATGATCACCGAGTGAGCTAGCTCCGCTTCGCCCTGGTCTCCCTTGGCCGGTTCGATGGTGTAGTCAGCCTCACGGATCGGCAGCGTGAGCACGGACTCGATGGCCTGGCAGATGCCGTCGCGGCGGAACATCGCCTTCATGTCCCGGCTGGTCCACTCGCCGTAATCGAACACATCGCCGTCACCGAAGTAGGCGAACAGCCGGTTCGTCATGTCGAACTGGGTGCCCAGCTCCTTGCCCAGGATCTCGCGCTTGGTCGCGGGCTTCAGGTCGGGGAAGGCCAGGACGTTCGCCGTCTGCGGGTCACGCGCTGCCATCAGCTACCTCCAGGACCGGATGTTGCCACGCCTGCCAGCCGGCACAGCCTCATCTTCCTGGCCACGCGGGGCGAAGTCATCAAGATCCCATTGCCGGTCAGCGTCAGAGTAGCGCCCGTCATGAGCCTGGGCGAGGCGACGGGCCGCCCTGGTCTGCGGCTTCCCGCCGACCGCATCCAGCTCGGCCTGGGCCGCCCAGCGCCGCACCCCGCCTGGCGGTGCCTTGCCGAACGTCTTCTTCAGCCACGGCGTGGCCGCCCAGACCAGGCTGTCCAGCCGGTCCGGGCTCCGCTCGCCAGCCGCGCCCACGAACGTGGCCATCTGGTCTTCCAGCTCGGGCAGGTTGGTGTCGGGCACCAGGTGGCCGCCCTTGTGGATCTTGTCCTTGCAGTCGCACGGCCGCCTCGTCATCCGCTGGCAGTGCCGCACGATGTCCCGCTCATACAGCGCGGAGACGGGCTCGGCGCGGGTGCGCTTGGCCTGGCTGGCGTGGATGGTGCGCAGCGGCGGCCGGCCCTCCTTGAACATGCCCTCCTTCTCCATGTCCTTCATGACCTGCACGAACGTAGCCCGCAGCCACTCACCGCCGTGGTTCTTCTCCACGATGATGACCGCGTTCCAGGCCAGTGCCCTGGTGACAACCAGCCGGGCGAACTGGGCCGGGGCCATCTGGCCGCCCCAGCTCTCCGCGACGTAGATCTTCCCGTCATCCACCAGGCCCTCACCGATCACGGTGTACGCCTGCTCATCGCTGGTCTCGTTGCCGTCCGAGGGGTCCACCCCGATGACGCAGTTGCGCAGGTACGGCGGACCGCCCTCGGCACCGACATCCGGGCACTGGATGCGGTCGATCAGGTCCCGGGTCCAGAGCGCGTTGGCGACGTCATCGAGCAGGTCGCCTTCCAGCTCCTGGCGCTCTAGCCGGGTGCCCTGGGCCGCCCCGACCACGGCCGCCAGGAACGCATCGGACAGGTTGGCCGCGTTGTCGATGGTGCGCAGCTTGGTAATGACGACGCCGCCATGCTGCTTCTCGTTCTTAATCAGCGACCGGATCAGCTTGCGGGCCGGCCGGCTGGCCTTGGGTGTGGCCGTGGCGATGATCTGGCTGCGGCCCATGCGCACGGCGTACCGGATCGACTCGTTCCAGGCGACTTCCCAGTTCAGCCACAGCCCGATCTCGTCGCACCAGATGCCCTTGAGGTTGCGGCCCTGGATGCGCAGCCCGCCCTCGGCCGCGCTGTCGATGTAGACGATGATGCCGCTGTGCAGGACCACCTGGCCGTAGGTCCGCCAGGCGTGGGCCACCGTCCGGCTGGTGTGCGCCTTGATCTCCTTCATCGACGTGCCCAGCGCCCGCAGCAGGCCACTCTCGCCCTCCACGCACTTGGTCCAGGCGTCGGCGTAGGTCGGGGCAACGATGCCGTACTCGCCCTCATCCTCGGTGTCGCCCAGAATCCAGTCCGCGAGCCCCTGGGCACCGCTGCGGGTCTTCCCGCCGCCACGGCCGCCCTGGACGTACCAGACCCGCCACTTGCCGTCTGGCAGGAGCTGATCGGGCCGGGCGATCTCGCGCCAGCGCAGCCGGGGGTCGGCGGGCCTGATGCTCATCCGGTCCGCGACCCGCTCCAGCAGCCCGCTAGTCATCAGCCATCCGCCGCTCCGACCGTGATGCCTGGTATGCGCCCCAGTGGCTGGCGACGTTGGCGTATCCGCTCATCAGGGCCACCCAGAGGATCGACGTCTTCCACCAGATCAGCGTAGGGATCATCAGCAGCGCCCAGGTGACCGCCAGGACCAGGTGGGTGACCACCGCGCGGTGCGCCGCACGGCGGCCGGACACCTAGACCGCCTTGAGGTGCCGCCGCAGTGCCTTCCGGGCCTTGTCCTGGCCCACCAGGTCCAGCCCGGTCTCGTTCAGTGCCGCATCCAGCGCGGTCTCGATCGCCTGGATCTGCTTCTCTTCCACCGTGGCCAGCCGGTCCGCGATGTTCAGCTTGGCGATGTTCAGCAGGATGGCCGCGTAGCGCTCCAGCGCCCGCTCATACAGCAGGATCTCGGCCCGCAGTTGCTCACCGATCTTGCTGTGCGCGTACCTCACCCGGTCCTTGCTGAACAGGTAAGACACGACGCGCCGCAGGATCTCCTTCATCTCGCGGACCTCACCGGCGAGGGCCAGCAGCTCGCCCAGCGGATCATCCACGGGCGGCGCGGTCAGCAGCCGCTCGCCGTTCTCGGCCATGATCTCAGCCAGCCGGTCGGTGGCCCGGCCCTGCACCTCGCGGCCCGCCGCGATCTTGCTCTGGTAGCTGCCCGAGTTAGCGCCGTGGTCCTTGCACTGCGGCGGCTCGGTGCTGCTCACCGCATAGTTGCGGCAGGCGTCTTCCTCCAGGAAGTGGTACCGGCACCGCCTGATCCCCGTGACTTCCTCAGCCTCTTCGAGCAGGTCATCGGGGACGTGGTGCAGGCAATACTCCAGCCCGGCGATCTCCTTCTCGCCGCAGGGCAGACCTGAGTTGGCGATGCCCTTGCAGGGGACTTCGCCTTCCCAGGTCCGCCCACCCGCCATCGCTACAGGATCTCCCGCAGCATGGCCTTGACCTCGACCTCAGCCGCGTCCAGCGCGGACTGCGGGACGAACCGGGCCAGGTCGGACTGGATCTTCTGCGCGGCCAGCACGAAGTGCCCGAGCAGCGCGTGCGCCCGCGCCGCACCAGCGGCGGCGGTCGGCGGCAGGCTGGGCGACTCGTTGGAGGCGCTGGTGCGCACCGGCTGGACATCCTGGGCCACCGCGCCCTGGGCACCCTGCTCGCCGCCTGGCATCCCGCCGAACTGCTGCGGGTTCTGCTGGTACTCCGGCTGGTCGGACAGGCCCGGGTTGCCGCCCGCGACCGGCTGCGCGGCCGGGTCGGTGGGCGAGTAGTCGCCAGGCTGCACGTCCTGCTGGGTGTTCTCGGCAGGGTTGATGGTAACCGGCTGGCCCTGCTCGACCGGCTGGCTCTCGTTCTCGTTGACGGGCTGATCGGACATGGTGCTCCTTCGCTGGGCAGCTCTGGTCTCAGGACTCAGATGCTAGACCCGCTAGTGCCCTAGA